TACTTTACTGCAGCGCAACGACTCCCGGATGCTTAACAAAGGTGTTACCAACCGCGCCTAATTTAAAGGTTCCGGTAGCTTTTGTAATACGCGCAGGTAATAACGGTACACTATTTATCAGGCCTTCACACTTCCCTGACCTTAATCAAATAAACGATGTACAACTAACAAGCCCAACGACAGGCCAAACGCTAATTTATAATGCGAGTACTGGCGTTTGGTCAAATCAAACTCCAGCCGATCCAAGTAGTACCAACGAACTGCAAACACTATCCACCGGAACCAACACTTTAACTCTATCAAATGGAGGCGGCACTGTTACGGTTGATACAGATCCGGGATCAGATATAATCGGCAATGGGGTAGCAGGGTGGATGCCTCAATATACCGGAACAACAACAATAGATACTACTGGACTATTCTGGAATGCAACAACAGGCAGGCTTGGAGTTAGAGTTGCTATCCCAGTAACAACCGTAGATATATTAGGTGACTTTGAACTTCAGAATCCAGCATTAGGTTATGATGGTGGTGTTATTGGATCTGAATTGCTTACAACTGGATCCGGTGCCGGATGGACAGGTACTTCATTTATAACTGGATACACTCACGCTACAGGCAATACAGCAAGCTTAGTGAGCGGCTTTAGTCCGGTAAACGGCTCAATTTACCAAATAATATACACTGTTACAAGCCGTACGACTGGAAGTTTTACATTTAGTTTTGGGGGCTTTACAAGTGCTGCAATTAGTTCTAACGTAACCAATGTAAATGTATCTCAAACAGCAACCTCAACGGGGGCTTTAACAATAACACCAACTACAGATTTTAATGGAACTGTAGTTTTTCGTATAGCTTTAATAAGCCAAGGCAATGCCTTATTTATTACCAAAAACTTTGCAGGAACTTCGGTATATGAATTAAGGGCGTCAGGATTAAATAGTAATTTATATCAAGGATTGAACGCTGGCGCATTTAATACAACAGGAGCATCAAATGTTGGAGTTGGAGCAAATGCAATGAGAAGCAATACTACTGGAGGTTCAAATTTAGCTTTTGGTGGCAGTGCTTTATTTAGTAATACTCGCGGCAATAGTAATGTAGCGATTGGAGGTAGTTCCGTTTTTTCAAATACCATAGGTATTAACAATATAGGCATTGGCAACGAAGCACTATTTACTAATACAACCGGAAATACAAATATTGGAATTGGAGTAAGAGCTTTATTTTTAAACTTGTCAGCCAGTAATAATATTGGTATAGGCAATAACGCATTATTAAACAATACAGTAGGCGCAGCAAATACAGCGCTTGGATTAAATGCCGCAAGTGACAATATTGCAGGCTCATCAAATGTATCAATTGGAGTAAATGCTCTTTTTTCAAATAGGCGGGGAAATGATAATATTGCAATAGGGCGAGAAGCAGGGCAGCTTGTTGGCACTCTTAGCGATGCAGATACATTAATGTCAAGCTCTATATTGATTGGAAGGGGCGCAAGAAATTTAGCCACATCGCAAACAAATCAAATAGTTATTGGACATCAAGGCCGCGGACTTGGATCAAACACAGTAGTACTTGGTAATAGCTTAACTACACAAACCTGGCTTGGCGGCTCTCTTACATTAGGCACACAAGTAGCACCAGCAGCCCGACTTCATGTAGTCGGAGCCGGCTCCACATCCTCCACTTGGACAGCGCAATTCCATAACAACGCAACAGGTGGTAATAATGCCCTGATGGTTCGTAATGATGGGATAGTGTCAATAGGCACCGCAAGTCCTAACGGTTCTGGAGTATTGGAGATTAGTAGCACCACACAAGGCGTTCTTTTTCCACGAATGACGACCGCACAACGCGATCTTATTGGAACGCCTGCCGATGGCCTTGTAATTTATAACACCACAGCCAACAAACTGCAAGTGAGAGCGGCAGGCGCTTGGGTTGACCTTCACTAAAAAAAACAGACATACAATGAGAAATACACTAATATTTACCCTACTCCTAACAGCGCTTTCAATGCAAGCGCAAACAATAATAACAGATACAACTTTCATTACGCCAACCGCGCAGGGGTTATACCTTACGCATTTGACGATTGACGATACCGGTAAGCGCACACAAACAGACGTACCCATAACGGACACAGTGCAGCAGGTGCAAGCGCTCAGGCAGTTGTCAAGTCAGGAAATAGGCAGGCGGGTAGCGGATATGCGAGTGGTTCAGAAATATCGAGCTGAGATAGGAGGGATGATCAGAGATGGCAACCAAATAGAGCAAGCTTATGGAGTAATTTTGTTTGATACCACAGGCCAAAAAGAACTAACGCTGCAAACGTGGGCGCTCAAAGGTTACACCCAGCAGACAACTATATTTTTTCGGGTTGTTAAAGTGCAGGGTTTAGACCGGTTACAATGGTCGTTTACAAAGGCAGCAGGCACTTGGAAGCGCGCCTATTATTCACCAGGCTACCTTCGTTTGACGGAATGGGATAGTGAAGGGTTTATTGAGTTTTTCCAAAATGGAGCTAACTGGTATTCACTTGGTACGGATTATGTGATTCGGCCCGCAACGGTGGTGAAGCGATGATAGTGGTACTAGCAGTTGCAGCCGGTGTTGGAGTAGGCTCAGGTATCATTCTAGGCGCTTGGCTACTGCAATACCTGGATGAAGTTAGCCTACGCTGGCAACAAAAGTGGATCAAAAAGAAATAATACACATATCTTTGCAGCAGTTTTAAGTGTTGAAGAATGTGTTAGCGCGTGGGGGTGATAGCCTGCGCGCTTTTTTATTACCTACTTTTAAAAATAGTTTTAAAAATGTTTTTAAAATAAAGTGCTGTACCTTATCTTTGCCCTACATTCAACAACATTTATTCATTATGTCACACAAAAAAAAGCTTTTAAACGAGCTGCAATATGTGTTTGCGGATAACCCGCGCGCGTTGCAGCTGCTTGCTGAGGCAAGCGAAGGCCGAAAAACAGTCTGCCCAGTACAGGCAGCCGTAAAAGGCACATTCTACTGGGTTGTGGAGCGCTGCTGGTGGGCGCTGTTTCAAGGGGAAGAACGGCAACAAATAGCAGTTCAGTACCTAAGAAGGCAGCGTTACAAGCGGGGCGATCAATACCCGCCCAAACCTTTACTTAAAAAATAGTTTAACCTTTTAAATTTTTTACGATTATGTTTGAACAACCAAGCGAGCAGCCAAAAAGCGCTGCATCATTAAGCCCAATTAAATATTGGGGCGATTACAGGCCCGGTAAAATACCTGGGCAGTTTTTGAAAAACAGCGATCCTGCAACCGATGACAAGATCGGGTTCAGCTACTACGACAAAGAGGTAAAGCAGCGCATTAAGCTGCACGCCTTCACCGGATGGTTTGTCGGCTTGTACTCGCAGGTATCTGGAGCCGTACAGGTAGGCTCTTCCTTTTACAACTTCACGACTAACTTGGTAGCTGATACCCGCACAGACATAATGTCGCTCAAAGACGTTGCTAAGGGCCGAGAGATGGTGCGAGGTACGTATGCCGAGGTAAAGATGTGGCTAAACGCCAACCCTGATATGGCCGGTGTTCGTTACACTAAAGTAGTTCTGCTTTATGTGGATGAACTGGAGGCGGTGATAGCTTTTAATGTAAGCCAAAAGTTAGAGCAGGGGTTGAGAGAAGCCGTAGCAGTTGCCAGCAAAACCAAACCGGAAAAAATAAACCTTTTCAATTTAGGCAGCTTGACTTCTGAAATATGGGGCTTTAGGTTTGATGGTAAGTACAAAGCAGTTGACCGGGAAGGGCAGCCCTTTGCAGGCAAAGGCGAGTTTAGCTATGTACCTGAGCTAACCTCAGGTGTCATCAAGATCAACGGAGCAAATGCGGAAAAGTTCGCCATGCTGTCAGACCTTACCAGCATGGCCACACTCTACGTAGAAGGCGCTCAGGCGCACTTACAGTCGTCAAGCATACAAAGACAGGAGCAAGGTGCTGCGATGCAGTACGCGGGCAATGTAGAGCCACAGGCGCCAGCTAGTGTACCGTTCGAGCAACCGCAGCAGAAGAGCAGCCCGCAGATGCAGGCAGCTAAAGAGATGCTGGAGCAGCGGGGATGGAATGCAACGGCAGATGACCTGCCTTTTTAGGAAGTTTTAGTGATTGATTGATTGATAATTTTAACCAGGCCGGGCAGCTGCAACAGTCGCCCGGCTTACAAAAGCAAATAGTAATGAAACTACAAACAAAAATTGAATTAATTAAGGCTGGTATTTCTCAGAGGGAAATTGCAAAGGAGGCAGGTGTATCAAACACAAGTGTTAGTTGCTACCTGACAGGCAGCGTCGATCTATCAGAGCGTATGCAGGGCAGGATTGAGGCAGCTATTACAAAGCTCCTGAACCGCGAGAACCAGCCGGTAAAACAACGTACAACATGACAAAGCAAGAGCAAAGAACAAGCGACACAGCAGCCGTTATAATTGTATTTATTGCCGTTTTGGTAGCTGCTTTTATCAAGCATTTTAACATTCATTTTTAAACATTCAACAACATGAAGCAACACATTAAAACATTACTACTGGTACTAGCTGCCAGCACCATTCAAGCACAAACCACAGACAGTTGGGAAAAGCTAATGAAGTCGTACCCTGTAGGGTCACAGCATGAAGCCAAGCTACTAAAAGTAGAGTACGGTGAAAGGGAGATGTTTATTAAAGATTTTCACATTAAGCGAGCTACAGCAGTAGAAACACTAACAACTGCCTGGGCGGTTATCGCAGCCGACACAATTCCGATCTTTATAGATACCCGCATCGCTCAGCACCTGCAGAAAGGGCAGATTATCTATCTAAAGTCATTTTTGGTAGCAGACCGAGCTGAGTATGAAGGAATACCAGCTTTAATTTTCACAGGTTTAAAAGTACACAAATACGGAGATGAATAATAAAGAGTCAAACGCAAAGGAGCTGTACTTCGGTGCAGCTCTTAACCTCATAGCGCCAGCAGCTAAAACAGAGCCTTGGTTCCTGACTATTGACAATAGCTTAAGCTTTCCGATTTTAGGTAGCCAGGGTATAGGCCGGGAGGAAGTTATTACACTTTTAAGCTCAGCTATACAGATGCTTGGTATTGCAGACCGCTTTGCAAATGAAGCCTGTAAAAATGGAGAGCCGGCAGGAGAAATGAAGCCTATTTGCAATAGCTACTACGGATTGATCGCCAAAGTGGCTGAGCGCATAGAAATTTTGAAAAGCAAACCTTCTGATAATTGAACTATGAAAAAATCTAATGTACTGCCAGCTTTGGCCTTTATAATTTCCTTTGCTTTGCCTTTTCTTGTTATTTGCTACAAGATAGACTATATGCCTTTTGTGTGGGCCGGAGCAAGTATTTGTTTATTTGTAGTATCTTTTGCACTCTATCAGACTGCTTCAGAGATATGGGTGATTAAAGACGATGGGTATATTGGGCTTTTTATTGCCGCGATGCTTATGGCTTCTGCTGCTGCTTTTACTTTTTCGGTAACACTTAAAAGCTTTTATGATTCACTTTAGTAGACGATGAAAAAGCTAAGTAAAGCGGACATACCGAAGGGCTATAAATACGCAGCGGTGAACCTTGACGGCAAGGCTTATGCCTACAAAACCAAACCAATATCGTGTTTTGGTTACTCTTGGCGACCGATCAATGATGATGAAGAGTTTAAGCGAATTAAGGGCAATTTTGATTGGGAAGACTGGCAAAATTCCCTTGTTAGTGTCGAAGATTAACCGTATTTTTGCAATGTCGTAGGACACAGCCGGCAAGCTGTTTAATAGGTTTTTAAATATGCCTTCGGGCGCTGTGGAGTGGTTTACCTATACACTCTTTATTGTATGCCTTTGCCGGGGCCTGCAAGCAGCGACCGAAGGCATTTTTTTTATGTATTTTTATGTTTTTTTTAGAACCAAGAACGCTCTATAAGTTAGACGCAAAAGAGTATTTTTTACTTTCGCACATTTTAATGCACTTCAACGAAACAGGGTCTTGGCCTGATCCTGAAACTTGTGCTGACCACACAAACGCAACTCTTCCGATGATGTATAGAGTTAGAAAATCACTTTTAAATTCTGGTGTACTTGAACTTATATGGAGGATAAACGAAGAAGGATTACCGGTTAAAATATACCGCATAAAAAAAGAGTATGTAATTTTTATTGACATGCAGCAATTATTAACCGAAAACGCAGAAAGCAATGAAACAGAGTAATCCAGGATTTTACGCCATTATTCCTTCTAAAGTAAGATATGACAATTCTCTTACTTATGGAGCGCGCATAATTTATGCCGAAATTTCGGCTTTATGCAGTGAGAAAGGTTATTGCTGGGCCAATAATCAATACTTTGCTGAAAGGTTTCAAAACAGCAAAGACACAATTTCTCGCTGGGTTTCCGACCTTGAAAAAGCAGGATATATAAAGAGCGAAATAGATCAGCATAGTGGAAACAATAGAAGGATTTATCTAGTGAATGCAAAGCTAGATTACAAGGAGCTAGAAAACGACTATCGGCAAAAATACGGTGAGGTATCCGTAAAAATACCTAAAGGGTATCCGCAAGAATGCCAAGAGGGTATAGGCAAAAATGCCGAACATAGTAATACAGTTAATAATACACTTAATAATACAGATAATAGTAATAGCGCTAACGCGCATTTTTTTTCTCTTCAAAATGAGGCTCAAGAAAATTTAACGACTCAAAAAGCTGAGCCAACTACTCCTAAAGGAAGAAAAAAGAACGAGGATGTACACCGAGCCGACGTATTACAAAAAAACGTAATACAATTAAAGGAAGAGTTTATGGCCGAGCTTCAGCGCAAAGGCATAGCCCAGTACTACGAGCCTTTCAAGGAAGTTTGGCAGGAGTGGATACGCTACAAAAAGGAAATACGCACCAGCTACAAGTCTGCACAAAGTGCCGCTACCGGTTTTAAAAGCTTACTAGAAAAAAGCAACTACAACGCAGAAAAAGCGCTGCGGTTAGTAGAGAACACAGTGGCAAATGGCTGGAAGGGCATACAGGATGAAAAAGGAAAGCCAACCTACTCCAGCAAACCCAAAGTGCACCAGCAACACGATGAAACAATAGAGTATTTAAACGAATCACGTCAACGCTTAATTTCTCAATTTGGACTTACTAATGAATACAAATAAGCCATTAAACATAACAGGCTATAAAGATAAGCACGTCTATCAAAGTGCTGGCGGTATCACCTCAACCGTTTACCTGATGGACTGCATAGACTTTTTGCAGCAGGTGCCAGAAAAGTATTTTGATCTAGCGGTTGTTGATCCGCCTTACGGGATTGGAGTTAATCATTCAATGGGAAGGAGAAAGGGTGATAAAAAATCTGAATACAAAAAAGCTGACTGGGATTTTCAGCCACCTACAAAAAAGTATTTTGATCAGCTTTTTCATGGTTGCATCAATGCAATAATTTGGGGTGCAAATCATTTTATTAGCCGCATGCCTAAAGACAGTGCTTGCTGGCTTATGTGGGATAAAAAATTTAGTGAAGATGTTTCCTTTGCACAGTTTGAGTTAGCCTGGACTTCGTTAAACGGAACTTGTAAAAAATTTGATATGCACCCTTTCCAAAAAGATAGATTTCACCCGACACAAAAACCTGTACCGCTTTACGACTGGATTTACCAAAACTATGCAAAGCCTGGGCAGTTGATTTTAGACACGCATTTAGGCTCAGGGTCCAACCGCATAGCAGCACACAAAAATAATTTAGAGTTTGTTGGTGTTGAGCTAGACCCTGAGTATTTTTATGCTTCAGTAAAACGCTTTGAGCAATACACTTCACAACTAACACTTTTTTAACATGAATAAACTACAAATCTATCAAAAGCTTCCAGCGGAAACGCTACAGCGCTGGGAGCAAATCCAGGCAGTAACACCTGCCAAGTGGAACCAGCAAACCGCACTAAGCTGCATGGATGCCTTAACGGTTTGGCCTCAGCTCAGGGTGACAACGTACGATGATGCGATAGAAGCGCAAACGCCTACGCTTGGCGCTGTCAGTTTCTATTTAGGTGAAGTACATGCTATACAGCTAATAAGCGACATGATCGCAGCTGCCAGTCTTTTGCTAAACGCAGGTAAGAGTCTGCGCAAAGAGCAGTTTTTCCCGATTGCCGAGCTTCTCTACTCAGAGTTTAAACTGCTAACGGTAGCAGACTTCCGCGCCTGCTTCCGGATGGCAGCGCTTGGCAAATTCGGCCAGGTATATGATCGCCTAGATGCTGAGGTAATAGCTGGATGGTGTACACAGTATCGCGATGGCAAGTTAGCACACTGCGAGCAGGTGAACGCCCGGAAGCATGCGAACGCAGGCAAAGAACAAAACGCACAGAATGGCTCCACAATGCCCGAATTTTTTAAGGAGTATATAAGACAGCGCGAAGTGGGTAAAATGCGCACACAGGCCGAATGGCAGCCTGATGCAGCTATTATACAGCTATGGCAGCAGGAGTATGAGCGCATACCGGAGGAGAACCGCCCGGACTGGTCTGTTTTCGTCAAGTATCAAACTGCTAAAACGCAGTCTAGGCTAAAAAAGTAGGCTCTTTAAAATTATTTTTAAAAAATGTTTGCAAATATGCAAGGCACTGCTTTATCTTTGCCAAACATTCACACTTAAAAAACTTTACCATGAGTAAGAAAAACGAGCTTTACCTGTACAAATTCATTTTTCAGTACGACGGCAAACAGGTAACAAACGCGCATATTATACGCGAAGAGCCGTACCATCCAGACGATCTTTTAACAACAGACAGGGAGTTTTTGGTAGCTCATAGGGTAATTACTGAGCCTGGTGTTATAGATCTTTATTTTGACTTAATGGAAGATGCAAACCTGTATTTTGGTTTTGTTGCCTCTCCTAACTGGAGCCTTGCAAAAGAGTTTGTTAAAGATTGGCAGCTTGAGTGCAGCTACACACCACTATCGCTATGAGCCAGGCTTTCACCGACCAATTAAAGCAGGTTGTGTCCGAGTTTGAAACGCTCGGGTACAACCATACCAAGAAAGCAGCAGAGCAGGTGCGCATAGTTTGTGAGTTGCATAACTGGAGCAAGAGAAACCTGCAAACATTGCAAAACGACTTGGTTATTTGGCGCGCCTGGTGCAGTCTGCATAAGGAAAAAGCCCTGATGATAAAGATTGACAAACTACTAAACGAGCATTTTGACAACTAAACCCGAAACAGCCAACCGGATCACCGCAAATATCTTGCGGATAGTAAACCTTCAGCCTTCGTGCTGCGCAGCTCGCATTAATACTGTAGGCGTGTGGGATGCTGCCAAAGGTGTACACCGTAAACGTGGTAGCACAAAAGGTGTGGAGGATATTATCTGCATCGTGATGGGCCGGTATGTCGGTATCGAGGTCAAGGCCGGCAAAGACCGGCAAAGTGAAGACCAAAAGAAACGACAGTTTGAGGTGGAGCGGGCCGGTGGCACTTACTTACTGGTACGCTCTACTGATGACTTTATTGAACAATTTAACCAATTAATTTCTCAACGCTTTAAAAAATAAATTATGATACCTGTAAACATAGACTGTAAAAAGAAAAACAAACAATGGCACTTATCTGAAGATCCATACTCTAGCCCTGATATATATAATGCAGCAACCGAGCAGCTAAATATTGAGTTTACCTTAAGAATATCAGCCGGAACCACTGAATATGGAATGGCAAAAAGCCCTAATTTAATAAAAGCACTACTTGGGCTTGACAAAGAATTTATAGGTAAACGATTTTCTAGTTCCAGGACCTACACAAATGAGCATGTAATGGATTTAGATGATGCGCAACTAGGGCTGTTGGTTAGGATGGTTTATAGCGATTTAACCGCTCAGATAGAAGAATGGGCAAAAGAAAATAGAAAAATTTAAAAGCTATGAAAAAATTAACGATAGATTATATACCGGACGGTTTTGTTTACGCAGCTGTTGATAGTGATGGATACGCATACGCATACACTTTAAAACCTCATAAGAGCGATACTTTTTGGGTAGCAGGTCCTGGAAGATCAGTAATTCTTGGTAATCGCTTTGATGCAAGTGACTGGCAAAACAGTTTAATTTTTTTTATTAATAATACTGAAGCATTTACAGGAAGTATTAATATAAACATTATACCAGATGGGTATTATTATGCCGCAGTTGATGCGGATGGTCATGCTTATGCTTTTAAAAGCAAACCAGTAATAAAAAATGGATTTGATTTTTGGAGAAAAAGCAAAGGTGATAATACATCAGCGGTATGGTTAGGTAAGGGCTTTGACGCAAGCGACTGGCAGAATAGTTTAATATCTATTGATGGCGAAGCTAAAGCAGTTAGTAAGTTGCCCGATTATAAATATACACCACCACCACCACCAGAGCCCACAAAAGCCGAAAAAGATCAAGCCAACAAACCCAGCTTCGCTGAGATAGATCCGGAGTTTTTGCTCTCAATGGCTGAGCGCATGACAAATAATAAAGGAAAGTATGAGCCGTTTAACTGGCAGAAACCATGCGACATTAGCCTGCTACTAGATGCAGGCCAGCGGCATTTGCTTGCCTTGCGTATGCCTCAGCAGGAAGGAGCAGAAGAAACGCATTTAGACCATGCGGTTGCACTAGCCTTAAATGCAATGATTATTCACTACCAACTACGTCACAATGAGCGCACACCCTAACAGCCTAGAGGCATTAGCGTTTAACGAGCAGCATCGGCCAACGCAGCTAGTACAACTGCTACAGCTGCTTACCGAGCAGGAGTTGACAGCACATGAACTGGCAGCGCTGACAGGCATACAAAAAAGCATTGTACATGCTCGGATTTGCGACCTGTATAAAGGCTTCTTCTATCAAGGCGTTATGTATAAAGTACAACAGTCAGGAGTTACGGTAGTGGATGGGCGTAAAGTTAGCTTGTTTACAGCCGTTCAAGGGGCTGAGAGCCTGAAAGACTGGAACCGGAGGGCAAGGAAGCTGCAAAGCAGGATTAAACGCCAGCAGAACGAATTAGAATATTTACTTAACCTAATAAAGGCCCACGAGGCAAAATAGTATCATGAAATACATTTTTGACAAAGTAAAAGAGTTTAACGAAGCCTTTGGAATTGACATAAAGGCGCAAAGTAAGGAGCTTCGGTATGATCTGTTTAAGGAAGAGGCAGACGAGTACCTAAACGCCTTAAACGACGTGGACCGGGCAGATGCTATAGCAGATATGCTTTATATTTGGGCGGGTACGGTGCTGAAGCATGGGTTAGAAAATGAATTTACTACCTATGATTTGTCAATTGACATAAGCTGCCATGAAGCATGGACTATTTATAAAATACATAATTTTTTAACAGCTGAAAATCAAAGCTATTTACTTTTTGATGACAAAGAAAATATATTTCAAGAGCTTGATGAATTATATTGCACAATAGCGGTAGCAATTTACATGCTTAACCTGCAAGACAAAATAATTGCCATTTTCGACGCAGTACACGAGAGCAACATGGCGAAGCTGGGCCCGGATGGCAAACCTATCATCAACGGACAGAACGGAGTACTATACCCTGGCAAGCCCTTAAACAAAGTGATGAAACCTGAAGGTTGGAAAGATCCTAAAGAAAAGATTTTTAAAATTCTTTCGGAAAATTAGTATTACATTTGCAGTATGAAACTGAGTAAGTACTTTACCTTAGACGAGATGACACGCAGCCGAACGGCTGAGTTACGGAACATTCTAAATGTACCGAATGACGAGCAGATAGAAAACCTGACAGATCTATGTATTTATGTACTAGATCCTATCAGGGATGCCGTTAACCGGCCTGTAGAAGTTACCAGCGGTTATCGTTCTAACCTGCTTAATAAAGCGGTTGGAGGCAGTCGTACCAGCCAGCATCCTGAAGGAAAAGCAGCCGATATACAGGTTAAGGGCATAAAAACTGAGCAGCTATTCAGGTTTATATTGGCTCTTGGCATAGAGTTTGACCAATGTATTCAAGAGTTTGATACCTGGATACATATTAGCTTTAATAAAGGCAACAACCGTAAGCAGGCGCTAAGAGCGATAAAGCGCAACGGTCAAACAGTATTTATACCTGTACGGCATGGAAACAAGTAAGCGGTTTACAAGAACGGAGTTTTGCCGCAGGTGGGTAGCTGAGAACAGCACAGCAAAAGAGCGGAAGACAATGGTGCAGGCTGAGCAGCATTTTTGCAAGCTGGTAGAGCAGGGAGGGATAGAAGAGGTAGGACCGATTGGTATAGCACAGCAAGTAGTGATGTATAGACAACGTTAAAAGTGGTAAAGTGGTTATCAGCCGGGCTGCTGCAACAGTCGCCCGGCTCACAAAAGCAGCACACACACAAAGCAGCGCAAAAGAGCGCTGGAACAATAACCGATACATGTGAAATGGGTTTTTTCTAGGTAGCTGCAATAGTTGCCTAGTTTTTTTAAAATCGGGGTAACGGTTCAGCGGTTTATCTCTCACAACTGAGAAGTATTTTTCTCCCGCTGGCGGGTTCGATTCCCGCGCCTCAGCTAGTTTTTTTAAAATCGGGGTAACGGTTCAGCGGTTTATCTCTCACAACTGAGAAGTATTTTTCTCCCGCTGGCGGGTTCGATTCCCGCGCCTCAGCTAGTTTTTCGGAGTTCGTCTATTGGGCGCAGTCGTAATGATAGCGCCTATTTTTGAAAGGATTATTAGTCAGATGTCTACGACATTAATGTCGTAGACATAGTATAAAACATTCACTATCACGCATTTAAAACTATCACACAATGAAAAAATTTCTAATTTGGGTACACAACAACCAAGTCAAAACCATTTCTGTTTGGTTGGGTGTACTCCGGATGATTTACCTTGCACTTGAAAACTCTAACAGAAAGGATTTATTTCCGCTTTACTTTGCCGGTGTTATCGTTTTTAGTATTGCCCTATTTACGTCTGCCTGGTTTGAGTTTGATGCAGCGCAGAGTAGGCCGGCACCGGAAGACCAGTTATTAAAGAAAATGACACAGCACCTTTGGGAGTTAAAAAATGGCATCGCAAAGGCAGAACACAAGAAATAAAAGAACCTAATATGAGATGTTTGTCGCAGGGTCAGCCGTTGTAAAATCGCTACCCTTTTTAAAAAGTACTAAACTATGCAACTGAAGCTAAACAAAATAAAACCTAACCCGGCCAACCCGCGCATCATCAGGGATGAGCAATTCAAGAAACTAAAAGCTAGCCTTATCGAGTTTCCTCAAATGCTAGAAAAGCGCCCTATTGCAGTGACACGCGATGGCGATGGATACGTTGCTCTTGGTGGCAACCAGCGCCTCCGGGCCATGCTTGACATACAGTCGGAAATAGGTGATGCAGACTTTGAGAAGAGGCACAAAGTGCAGGCGGCTGAGATGGAAACATTGCTAGGCTACTTTGCAAAGGGTGTGCCTGTCGTAGACTGCACTGAGCTTACGCCGGCTCAGCAAAAGCGCTTTATTATAGCAGATAATATTCCTTTCGGAGAATGGGATTGGGAAGCGCTGGCAAACGAGTGGGATGTAGAGGAACTCCAGGACTGGGGGATGGCTGTACCGAACTTGGCTTTTGACAACCAGGAGCCAAGTATGGAAGACTTGCTAGGTGAAGAAAAAAACAAACCAGCTTCTATTAAAATTACCTTTGAAAAGGTGGAAGATATAGAGCAGGCGCAAAAAGACATAGATGAGCTAATAAAAGAGAAGTATCCATCAGCGTACTACTCAGTAAGTACAGGAGAAATATGAAATTAGAACTTGCATCAGCTAAGGCTGTAAGGTATGCCTGTTTGAATTTTCATTATGCAAAAGCAGTACCAACTGTTAGCCTTTCATTTAATGTCTTTAACTCAAAGAATGAATGGTGTGGTGTAATATGCTATGGTAAAGGCGCTAATACCAATATATCAAAACCTTATGGTTTGATGCAAGGTGAAGTTATTGAGCTTTTGAGAATGGCATTAAATGGGAAACAGGAAAGCACAACAAAAGCAATGTCAATAAGTTTAAAACTTATAAAAAAATACGCACCTCTTGTGAAGCTGGTTGTTTCTTATGCTGACTATGAGCAGGGTCATATAGGTACAATTTATCAAGCTACCAACTGGTATTATACTGGATACAGTACTGGCACAGACGTAATAGTGAATGGCAAAAGGCAGCATAAAAAAACAATAGCGTCTAAATTTAATACCAATTCTATAGAAAGTTTAAAAAGCAAAGGCTTAGATATAAAAACTCAAAAATCAAAACCTAAATGGAGGTATATATATCCAATAGACAAAAGAATGATAGAGATTTGCAAAAAGCTGCAAAAACCATACCCTAAAAAAGAAAATATAGCAGTAACTTTGAATACTTAATACATGCGCTGTAAGCATTTATGGATGATGCGATAGGTTTCCAACCTGGATAAGGCGTTCAATTCGACCACAGCGCTCTAATTAAATTACCACTAAAAAAAACTATGCCTTTCCCAAAGATTAACCCAGGCGAAAGCCAAGACGAATTTGTACAACGCTGCATGGCAGACGATACAATGACACAGGAATACCCGAACGAGCAGCAGCGCCTAGCTATTTGCTACTTGCAAGGCAAAAACGGTAAAAAAACAGGAACAAAACAGGAATGCCCAGAAAAGCACCGGAACACATAAAAAAAACGCAGTTTAAGCCCGGCCAAAGCGGCAACCCGAACGGCAGACCGCGCAAATTGCCGCACCTTGATGAGATACTGGCCAATGTTTTAGGCCAAGAAAAAGAGGTGAACGGTGAGCAGATCACCGCTGCCGAAGCGATTATCCGCAGCCTACTGGCTCAGGCAGCTAAAGGCAATATACAAGCGGCAAAGCTGCTGCTGGAGCGCGGGTACGGCCTAAGCAAACAAACGATAGATTTAAAAGGCGACTTGCAAACAGGGCCAAAAATGGACACCTCAAAACTAAACGCTGAAGAAAAGCGGCAACTATTAGAACTATACCGTAAAGCTATACCGGATGCGGAGTAATGAGGCATGATAACAGCGGAGCAATACAAACAGCTAAGGCAGGAACTTTGCCGGGAAAGCTTTTACGACTTTATACGTGAACTAGCGCCCGGCTACCAGTTCAACTTTCACCACCTTCTACTTATACAAGCGCTGCAACAGCTAGCGGATGGGCAAATAAAGCAGCTGCTTGTAATGATGCCACCGCGACATGGTAAGTCGGAACTTGTTTCTAGGCTTTTCCCGGCCTGGATGTTAGCCCGCAACCCAACCGAACAAATAATAGCTGCTAGCTACTCAGCAGACCTGGCCGGGGCGATGTCGCGCGACTGTCAGCGTGTTATGTCAAGCGAAGCCTACAAAGATGTATTTCCAAAAACAAAGCTAGCAGAGGCAAAGGATGCAGGAGCGATAAGGACCAGCAAGCGGTTTGATATTGTGGGCGGTAAAGGCTACTACCTGAGTGCAGGTGTTGGTGGAGGTATTACAGGTGCAGGTTGTACCGTTGCTATCATTGACGATCCGGTAAAAAATGCAGAAGAAGCGGATTCAGCTACTTACAGAAACCGTGCATGGGAATGGTACACCACCACTTTTAAAACGCGCTTTGAGCCGGGATGCGTTGAGGTTATTTGCCAAACGCGATGGCATGAAGACGACCTAACCGGTAGAGTACTGCAAACGGATGTACTCGGTAGGGTGGTGCTAAGTATGCCGGCTCTAGCTGAAGCAGAAGACCAGTACAGGCAGACAGGTGAGGCACTATGGGAGGCGAAGTACAACAGGCAGCAGCTTTTAACGATACAAAAAACGATTGGCACCCGAGCTTGGAACGCACTGTACCAGCAGCGGCCAGCAGCGCAGGAAGGCGACATATTAAAGCGCTCCTGGTTTGAGCAGTACGACCAACGCGCACTGCAACTGGATGGGGTGGTAAACTTCTACTTTGATACAGCTTATACAGACAGTGAGAAAAACGATCCTACAGCGGGCATTGCTTACATGATGCGGGGCAATGACTATTACATACTTGAATGCTCAGCCGAGTACCTAGACTTTAACGCAGCGGTCCGATGGATACAAGCCTTTGCCAAGCGCAACGGCTACACTAGGCAGTCAGTAATAAGAGTGGAGCCTAAAGCGTCGGGTAAGTCACTCGTTCAGGTGTTGAAGGCAAATACAGATCTAAATATCAGGGAGGCGCCTGTACCTAAAGGCGACAAAGTAGCGCGGGTGAATAGTGTATCTGCCATTATCGAAGCAGGCCGAGTTTTTGTTCCCTCCGGTATGGTTTGGGTAAATGACTTCCTTGAAGAGGTGGCGACGTTCCCGAATGGGGCGCATGATGACCGGGTAGATTGCCTCTCCGGGATGTTAATAAGCGAGGCAAAGCGGGGCGGTGTTATCGCAACAGGATAAGATTGTAGATTGGTTTTTCATAGCTTTTAGGCGTTGCGTTGTAATAATGCAGCGCCTTTTTGCCGCCTGTTTCACCTATAAAACCGATATTTGGCAGGTAATTTGTAGTAATTAAATAAAAATATCTATATGACTAAGAACTATCAAGAGCGCACAGACGCAGTATTTCAACAGCTTGACCAGCTCAGGCAGGAAGTAAACCAAATTATCGGGGATGCCCGAAAAGAAGGAGCCTACATTGTAGGGTACAGGAAGTTAAGCACTGTAAAAGCCTTTTTAAGTCGTATGTCCGGTAACGTTACACAGCAGCGGCCCGCATCGGATGCAGCAGCACCCAACCTATTTAAGCGCTCAGGCAGTGCAGCCAACGAGCCACGAAAGAACCCACCAGCACCGGACTTTTTTTCAAAGTACAGGCTAACAGATGCGACACAACAAGCTGAAACGCTGGACTTTTATGAAGTTCAAGCAACGGACACGGCTGCGCAAACAAAAAGAAGCAGGAGCCGTAAGAAAAGTACAGAAAATCAGGTCGTACTAGCTACGAACGCAACACAAACAGAGGAGGAGGATTAATGGCAGCTATCATAAACATAAACGGTACTAGGTACCGGCTGCCTTTGGAGATTGCAGACATTACCCTACGCAGGCACCTGGCTATTGTGGAAGCAGAAGCAACCGCGCCAAAAGCGTACCTGGACCTATTTAACGAACAAGATCCGATTCGCTCAGCCGAAAACATAGGGCTGATTACTGAGAAGGTGTACATAGGCAAGCTAATACCCTATTTCGCGCGGGTGATCGAGGCAGCCACAGATATACCGGCCGAACTTCTGCTTGGTAAAGGAAAGTATGAAGGCGCACCGCCTGCAATGATAGAAAGCTGGTACCATCGTATTCAGCAAAACTACCTAGATTATCAGGAGATAAAGGATGACTACGTTAGTGAGTGGGAAATAGATGGACAAATATGGGCGCTACCTGAAAAGCACATGTCAAAAGCAACGTTTGGTGAGTATGCAGAGGCAGCGCAGTACGAAGAAAGTGTGAATGATCTTAAGCAAGGCAAGTGGGCCGCGATGCCTTACGTTATGGCGGTACTACTCAGGCCTAAGGGTGAAAAATTTGATCCTGATACGTTTGATGCGATAGTTGAAGAACGGAAAGAGTTTATGTTGGAGCTGGGTATGGATGTAGTCTTGCAGACCGCTTTTTTTTTGCAGAGGCTCAACGACAGATCCGCTCCCGATTTGCTAATCTATACAACGGCTCGGGAGGTGGTTCGTCAAAGGCAGCGAATGAACTAAAGCCCTTTGGATGGTATCTAACGTTAAAACAGCTGGCTGAAAGCGGGGTGTTCAACCTGACAGGCTACACACCGCTCCAAAGCGCACAACGAGCAAACTTATATGAAGCATTTTTTTACCTCAGCGCTAAAAAGGCTGAGGCCAAGTACCTGGAAAAATTACAAAAGGAACAACTTAAAAAACAGTAATATGCAAGAAGAGCAAAAGTACGGAGTAAAAGAAACGCGAGAAGCAGTAGACTTCTTCGCTACCCTTATCACCTCAGTAGTCGACACCGTTGGTGATGGCAAGGTAAACTGGTATGAGTTTGCTAAGTTCACAGAAGCAGCCCGCAAACTGCCTGCAGCGGTTGGTAATTACAAAGCGATTCCTGCGGAGATTGACGACCTAGACGACGCAGAGGTTCAGGAGCTTATTAAGACATTTAGCGAGGCACTTAAGCTTGAGGATATTCAGTTAGAGCTGTTTGCTGAGCGCGGTGTATCTATTGCGATTGCCATCACTGCATTTATTGCAGATATTGTGCAGTATCGACGTTCTAAAGAAGGCTAAACAGTAGCGTGTACATAAGGTTTCTTTTCATGATGCAACAGGATTGTCCCGCTTGGCGTAAGAGCTGAGCGGGCAATTTAGTAAAAGATAAAGCGATGCAATTAACAAAGATTAGTAACTTATTCTGCCGACTGGCCGAGCAAAGTACGTTCTTTAAGAACTACCATTTCGGCTACCATTCGGACATAAATACGAACATTATAAATAAGTTCAACCCGGATGGGGCGGTTGGTACGCTGTTTCCACTGGTGTTATGGGCTGCTCCGGTAGAGGGTAACCTGTCAGCACTGAACGGCCAACGAGGTACGAATAATGTACAGGTATCGCTATACTTTTACGACCTGCAAGGCAGAGATGAGCAAGGGAATACGGTACATGAAAGCCTACTAACGGTTTGGGACCGGCTGCATACCCATGCGATAGAGTTTTTTAATGCAGCGGTAAATAGTAAAGTCTATACCGTACAAAACAAAACCCTGAATTGGTTTGTAGATGCCAACACCCATAATGACCGTTTAGTTTGTGTGGGCTTGGACTTTACAGTAGAGCTGCCTTATGCCTGTGAAGACTACCAACTGGAGAACCTACAGTCGGTGGAAGGATGCGAGTTGCCTACACTTGACATAGAACAAACGTTTAATTCCTAATGATTAGTGAGAAAGCAGGTAGATCGATAGGCAACTGGTTAAAGGTGCGGTTGGCTCAGGAACTAAAAGATCAAGGACACAACTTGACAGGCTCTTTAATTAGCAGCCTTGAAGAGAAGGTCAGCATAACCGGAGGCCGAATGATAATTGAAATGCTCGGCAATGACTATGGTGATCCTTTAAATACTGGCGTACCTGCAAGTAGGATACCATACACGCCTGGGCAAAGTCGTGCTGCTACTTCTAAGTATATCGAGGGTTTGATCCGCTTCGCTGAACGTAGGTTTGGCCTGCGGGGTAAAAAGGCAACCTCAGCCGCCTTTGCCATTGCCCGCAAGCATAAGAGGGAAGGTATGCCTACTCAGGGCAGCTATCGGTATAGCTCGAACGGTGGGCGAACCGGCTGGATAGATGTAATACTGGCAGACAATGACCAGGAACTAACGAACTACGTGGAGGAGTGGGTAGGGCAGGAAGTCACGATATTAATAACTAACTTTAGTAAAGCAAGGATATAATGGCAACAGTAAACAGTGCGCCCACCATAGCTGTATCGGCATACGAACCAGCAAAATATATTGTAACCTCTATTAGTACAGCTTCTCAGATTGAAAAAATAGTTGTCAATGTGCGCTCGGCTGCAAGCGGTGGCGGTGTTTTGCTGGGTACGCTATATAAAGACTGGCGGCGAAAGGTATTTGTTTCCGGAAGCTCCTACACCTATGAGTTTGAGGTAGATATTAGTGGTCTACTTCAGTCACTTTTAGCACCTGCAAGCAATGCGAGAAGCAGGCAGTTTCTTCTGCCAGCGACGCAAAATATAGACTGTAATACTTCGTATTTGCAGTACTTTATGGAGTTTAGGTTCTTGTTTCGTGATCCTGCCACGAACACACTTAGCGATCTGGGTGACCTAGAGCGTATAAATACAGGCGTAACAGCCTTTAATGTAATACGTCCTAATAAGTCTATTTTACAGGTGTTTAAGGATAGCCTTTATAGGATATATGGCATTCCTCCTTCATATCAAAAGTTATACAACTATAACACAGGTGCTCAGATACCTATTAAATTTAGCGATCATTACCAGGTTGTTTTTAACGCTAATACGCTTTGGTTTGTCGAAATAGTGGAAACGCTAGCTAATGGCACAACTCATTCAAGTTATTACAATTTAGGAGCAACCATAAGAGTCACGTCAACAAAGATGTACTCAGTCAATGTTGGACCTAATTATTTAAAAGCTTTAGCTTCCTCAAACTATGATGGAGCTATAAAGCCTTTATTCACAACGACTGTAAGTTATACTATCTGCTTGACAGGTTCAGGGAAAAATCAGCTATCGGAAAAGCTTACTTTTCAAATAATGCCCGAATGTCAAAGCGGCCTTCGCCTTGCTTGGCTTAACCAGTTGGCTGGTGTAGATATGTACACCTTTGATGCAAGGGTAGTGACAGGTGTGGAAGGTAAAAGCGAAATAGGCATCCGGCCTAACGTTTGGGCAAGCGCTACTGAAGTGGCACTGCCTGACAGCAGGGGCAGCTTCAAACCGTTCACGCAGCGGGATGAATACTACGAAGTAGAAACGCGAATTGCGCGGGCTGAGCTAGCCGAGTTCTTAAGCCAGATACTTACCAGCTCGGAAGTGTATATTTACGACACAAATATATCTAGTACTAACCCTTACCAGTCGGTCGTCATAGTAGATGGAAGCCTAGAGGTGTCGGACACAGAAGAGATAGGATTGATACTAAAGTTCAAGGTTTACCCAGCCAACCAAACACCAACCCACGTACAATAGGATGCCTAGAACGGAAATATACATAGATAATCAGTTGATAAATCAGGTAGAAGGAGCGCAGCCAATGGCGCTCACCCTTCGCCTAGATGCTCAGGAAGCACCCGGACAAATATCGGGCTACTTCGCCAAGCGGCCTATCACGATACCAGCAGACAAACAAACTCTGGCGGTATTTGGTGACTGGATAGATGGTGATCCAAACCTTGCAGTACTAAACCGCAAGCCCTGCCGCATTGACGTGGATGGGGTTTCCGTTTTTAGAGGTGTCGCTCAGTTAGACAGTGTTTTTACTGGCAATGGCTCCCATCGTAGGAACGCCCGCAGGATGGAGGCGGTGCTTACGGCAAATAATGCCGCATGGTTTGGGCAGATGAAAACCATACTTGTAAAGGATATTGTCAGCACGTACATAGCAGCTGGCACGATCTGGAACGATACGTTTGTAGCTGCCAATGACAACAAAGCGCCTTCATCTAGTGCTTGGTGTTTATTTTTAGGCAAGGTTAAAGACTGGAGCAACGCAGATACGATTGAGTACACAGACTTAACTTTTGGCGTGTTTCTGACGCAGCTAATTACAAAGGCGTTTAACCTTTGCGGCTATGCAGTAGATAGCACCTTTTTCAGCCATGATGAAATACAACGGTACATACTTCCGCTGCCATCTAGGCCATTCCCGGTTGAGTTTGGGGCTGGTTATGAGTTGCGGGTAAAGGATGCAGCTAATACACAGACGTTTGCTTCTTTGTACCCTACCTACGAAAAGGTTATAATGGCAGCCGATCAAGAATACTTTGATCCTGGCACGCTTTTCGACTTAGGTAATAGTGAATATGATGTGCCTTTTACTGGAGAGTATGAAATTACCTACGGAGGGAAAGCAGATGGAAACGACTTCTTTAGAGTAGCCAATATTGCAAACACAGTCTTTACACCTGCACTTGTTGCGGCTGGTACTAATGACTATATAGAGGCGACTGAAACTATATTTTTGTACAAAGGCGATAAAATGTCGCTATACTTTGCAACAGATGATGGCATAACGAAAACACCTGGCATTTTTACTTTTTTAATACGCCCAGTTTTTGTTTTTAAGGCAGGGTACGAAATAAACTTAGGTTTGCTCGCTCCTGATACCTGGAACATGGCCGATCTGCTTTTAGGCTTTACCCGCGCTTTCAACCTGCAACTAAGCACGAACCTAGACACAGGCCGCGTTCGGATAGAGCCTCAGGATGGCTACTACATGGGCGGTACTTATTATGAAGGTTTTTACCAGGATAGCACGCGGGTAGATTTCACTACTAAAATAGACCTGAGTAAGGAAGCAGAACACAAAGCAAACAACGAGCAAGCGCTTAAGCTCCGCTTGCAATGGGCAACAGACAGCGGTGATGCTAATGCGGAGCAGGTGGACCGTAATAGCTTGCTACCTTCGTTCTCGGCTGCATACAACTACCCAACGGACAGGTTTGAGGATGGAGAAAACGTGGTAACTATACCGTTTTTCTCAAAATCAATAATGTACAACGCCAACGAGATAAGGCACCCTGTTTTCGGGGGCGCTAAGACTCCGCTACTCCCTATACTGCAACTCACGCTACTAGATACCGATTCAGTCACAGAAGGCGAGGACGCCGGACCGCGAATCCTGTACTACGCTGGCAGAAGGGCCGGTCTAGATGGTTACGTTGCGCGCGGGCTTGGTTCACCCTACGACTACCCGGCTGCATGGTTCTTTAATTATAATGATGCAGCAGGCAGCAGTCCTTCTTTGAGTTTTTCAGATGAAACGCCAAACGCGTACGGCTCAGCCACGCTTGGACTGGCTTCGCGGTACTGGCTGCAACGCATAGCGCGCACTGAATGGGGCGAAACAGTTAAAGAATGGATCTTCTGGAAGACAACCGACATTCTAAACCTTGACTTTCGCAAAAAGCTGCTTATTGATGGGCGTATTTACCTGCTAAAAGAGATTGATGGATACTTACCTGGCTACACAGGCAGCCGTAAAACCATACTCGAGGCAGATTATATACTGCCTGCAAGCAGGGTGAGCGCACTTGAAAACACTAACATACAAGGACTATTTAGGTAATGGCAACTAAAAAGATATTATTCCAGGTCGAAATAGAAGGATCTGAGCAAATTATAAGAACGCAAAAGCAGCTAGCCGAAGCGATCAAGGCTACCAATGAGCAACTAAAGCAAACGGAGCTAGGTACGGAGGAGTACAGAAAACTGGAGGCTGAGCTTGGAAAGCTAAAAAACGCTCAGAAGGATGTAGCCGACAGCCAAAAAGCGGTGCAGCGCGAACTGGAAGTACAGGCATCAGGTGGCGCACGTACCTACCGCGCACTTAATGCAGAGTTGGTAAACCTTCGCAGCCTTTACAAGGAGCTGACAGAAGTTGAGCGTAATTCTCAAATAGGCGTTGAAATGCGAAAGCAGATACAGCTACTAGATGCAGAATTAAAGGATATTGACGCAAGCATAGGGCAGTTTCAGCGAAACGTGGGTAACTACTCCCAAGCCTTTGAACCTTTAAAGGGCCTGTTATCCTCTTCCGTTCCTGGCTTCTCCCAGTTAGCAGGCGCAGCAGATGCGGCCCGTACAGGTATTGGTCAGGTGGGGCAGGCTGCCACGCTGAGCGGTAAGGCTATAACTAGTATGTTCGTTGGTTTCCAGGCTATTAGCTTAATACTGGAAGGGGTGCAGGCTATTAGGGAGTTTGCAGCAGAAACTAACAAGCTACGCGGGGAAATACAGCGGCTTGGTAATGAAACAACCGAGCAAGCAGCAGCGGCCACGAGCAAGATCATAGCGCTGGGTAATACTTTCAAGGCAGACCAAGAGGAGCTACTAAAGGCCACGAACGCAGTCGCTCAAAACTTTGGTATCAGCTACGAAGAGGCACTAAAGAAAATTGAAACAGGCTACCTAGCTGGAGCTGATGCCAACGGTAAATTTTTGGATGCGCTGACAGAGTTTGCACCGAAGGCGAAAGGAGCCGGTGCGAGTGCGGATCAGTTGTTTGTTTCCCTTACTCAGGCAGGGCAGGCAGGATTAGAAGAGGAAGAAGTACTAGAGAAAATCATTCAAAAGTCTGACCAACTTACTACTAGCTTGGAAAGTTTAGTAGATCAAAACGATGAACTAACCAAAAAGCAAAGTGAGCAGTTAAAGGTAGAGGAAGAAATAGCGGCTAATAAAGTAGCGCTGTCCGAAAATATTACAAAGCTATTTGGAACGCAGTCTGGCTTTTTGTCTTACCTACAAAACACAGGGCTTAAAATCCTAAATAGTTGGCTCGGGTTTGTTCAAAAGGTGTTTGGGGCTTATAATGGCCTATATGAAGCCGGCAAACTGCTTTTAGGCGGTGAATTTTCCATCACGAAGCTGACCGAAGCGTTTAACAAAGGCGTAGCGGACAGTTTGGCATCCGGTGAAAAAGCATTGGAGCAGCAAAAGGAAGCAGCCGAAAACCAAGCACTACTTGAGGCGCAACGCCTAGCAGCGGAAGCAAAGCAGGAAGAACTAGACCGAAAAGCAGGCGAACGACTGAAAGCAGGCGAAGCAGCAAAGAAAGCGCAGGAAGCACAAGCGAAACTAAACGAGGAAGCCATAAAGGCTCAGGAAACCTACGGTGAGCAGCGCATCCAGCTACTCAATGAACTGACAAAAAAGCTGGCAGATGTAACCATCGAGGGCATACAAAATGAAACAGCTAAAGAAATAGCGGAGGAGCAGCAGCGGTTTGAGCTGGTAAAGGCTGAGTTAGCGAAGCAAGAAACAGAGTTAGTAAAAGCTCAGGAAGAAGCGAGGCAGGCAATTATAGAAGCTAAAGGTAAAACATCTGACGAAGTCAAGGTATTTGACCGCCAAGCAGATGCAGATGTAGAAGCGCAAAGAAAGCAAACAAACGCTATCTTAGAGCAGGAAGAACAGCAGCACCAACTACGCCTACAGCAGATCAGGAACGACGCAAGGAAGCAGGAAGCAACGGACCGCCTCCAGGCGATTAGTGCAAATATTAAAGCAGTTCAGGAAGGGTACAAACAGCAGGCAACAGCAGCAGCGATTGAACTAAATCAGGCAATAACCGAAGCGCTACAAAGCGGGGAGGATGCAGGCACGCTAACAGTACAAATTAAAGCGGAGTATGATAAGGCAGCAGCGCAGCGCGCTATCCAGGAAGCCGAGCAGCAAATAGCAACGATACAGGCAGCGCTTACCCGCTTGGCTGAGGATGACACGATAACAAATGCAAGCATTGAAGAATATCAGCTTTTAACCTCCCAGCTCGATGCTTACCAGCTAGCGCGCACCGAAGCGGAGAAGCAGTACACGCAGATCGTAACGACTGAGGAAAAGAAAAGGGAAGACGAACGCAAAAAGGGGCTTGAGTTTGCATTAGAAACTTTAGGCACAGTGGCTTCTGTATTTGATCAATTCCAAGCAGCAGCATCACAAAGGGAGCAGAACGCACTAGATGAACGAGCGCAGCAGCAGGCAGAACGCATTGAAAATATAGAAAAGCAGCTGGAAACGGCTAGCGGTGCGCAAAAGAAACGATTGGAGGCGCAACTAAAATCAGAAATAGCGGCTGCCGAACGGCTGGACAAAGAGAAAGAGCAACTGGAGAAGGAGGAAGCGCGCAGGGCAAAGGCATTTGCAATAGTACAGGCAATTATAAACACCGCCTTAGCTGTTACACGCGCTCTTGCTACCTCCGGTCCGGTCGGTGCGGTGCTTGCTGCTGCTTTAGGCGCTGCCCAGATTGCTACCATCACAGCGCAACCGGCTGCCGAAGGAGGCCTGATGGGCGCAGATGTACCGCAAATGAAGGATGGGCTGGTAGTTACTAAACAGAATATACCAACGATGCGCAACGGTGACAACGTCTTAGCAACCGTAAAGCGCGGGGAAGTAGTACTTAATAAAAGGCAGCAGGCAGCGTTAGGCGGCCCGGCTACGTTTAGGAAAATTGGTGTGCCTGGCTTTGCTGATGGCGGTTTGGTAGGGGGAGCGCCTCGCATAGCAGATGTAACCAGCGAAACGCTGACAAAGCTAGAGCAAGGCCAAGCGCTACTGGCACAGTATATACAGGCAACAAACCAGCGGATTGATCGGATACAGACGTACGTCGTGACCGAGGACATAGTTACAGAGGTGAACACTGGTAATAGAGTCCGGACCGCTGCCATACTTTAGGCGAAGATTTTAGGATGATAAGAGGTCAATTTAGCCCGCAGCCGTAATGGTTCGCGGGCTTTTTTGTTCTTTTTTCAGTTCTTTAAAATTATTTTTAAAAATAGTTTTGAAATATAGAAGGCAGTGTATTATCTTTGCCTAACAATTAACGAACAACACATTTTTAACTTCTAAATTTTTAAAAACATGACACACGCAATTCATTCACTTAAGGCAGCTACAACTGAGTACGTAAGCCAGTACGGTATTAATCAATTCATTTCTGGTCAAATGACAGCTAATGACTTAGCGACGATGTACAATCAAGTAGATGAGCTTAACGGCTTAACTATTGACGAGGCCGAGCAAATCATCCTAGGTAAGCTAGATGAGTTTATCTCTTCTATTGAAGACGAAAACGAAGTAGCAGAGTTTTGGGAAAATGTTTCTGAGCATGCAGAATACAGCGACGATTCAGCACTAGCAACTGTGTCTATTTATTTGTCAGGAAAAACAATAAACACAGATTTTTTCATCAAGAATTATGTCACAAAAAGCGCATTCGGAAGACTTACTGGTCTTGATACTTGGCGGCTTTTATTGTCACGAGCAAAAAGAATTGATGTAAGGCATTCTGACTTTGACGCATACGAAGAACATATAACTGTTTGCGGAACTACGTTCAAGGTCGTAACAACCTGTAGCCCTAACGGCAATGAGGTGTCTGTAAACGAAATTTAATTCCAACGCCCTGTCAGCTAACAACTGGCAGGGCTAAACTTTTATACCATGCAAGCTTTACCAAAACGCGACATAGCAACAGTGCCAGCCGGCAACGGCATGTACTATATTACCATCAAAGAAACCAGAGCGCGGTTAAACTTTAACCACATGATGGATGCAACGCTAACAGCTAACAAGTACCGGGATCTACTAGGCCAGGATGTCACAGTACTTATGCACGTCACACCAATAGACGTTCCACTTTTTTATCTACTTGTACAAAAAAGTTTTTAAAAATCATTTGAGAATATTACCTTTGCTAGACATTCAACAACTCTTTATAACATGAAACTTTTAATTATTGCTTTCGCGCTGCTTCCTGCCTTTGGTATAGCTCAGACACAGCAGCCAACAACAAAAAAGCCGCCCACCATTGCGGCTCCAGTACGCCCAACTGAGGCACAATGTGCACAAATGCCGGTAGCTAAGCCGGTTATTAATGACACCACTTTAACTATTCAACCGATTTACAATGACCGCACAAGACGCAATTAACCAATTACTGCAAGAGCAGAAACTCAGTTTTAGCGCCCTAAACGCTTTCGCGACTTCACCGCGTGCACTACTCCAATACAAAATGGCGGCCTTCGAGCCTTCGGAGTCTATGGTAGTAGGCCAGATGGTGCATACCTACACGCTGGAGCCTAACGAGGTAAACAGCCGTTATTTAATACTCCCTGACATGAACGGAGCCACAAAGGAAGGAAAGCAAGCCTGGTACAACCTGTACTGTCACTATGTAGAGCAGGTACCGGAGGATGGATTCAAGATGAAAATAGATGACACTAAAGCGTCTATCTTAAGCAGTACCGGCCTTCAGCCAGTGAGCGCTAAAATGGTGGAAGCTGCTAAATATATGTCCGATGCACTCAAAACCAACTCCCAAAGCAGTATTTTTCTTAAAGATGGTGTACCTGAGTTAGCTTTTGCAACCTTTATCGAAGACGTGCAGTTCTCTGGCCGCGTTGATCTACTGAACAAGCCAGGCAATTATATTGCAGACATTAAGACGATGGCAGATGCAAGCCGCAACGCAGCAGCGCGGGACATTATAAAAAAGCGCTACCACTGGCAGGCTGCTATATACATGCAAGCGTTTGACGTGGAAGACTTTTACTTTCTTTGCGTTGATAGCAAAGGCGAAGTGTCTGTACATTCTATTAGCGAGGCGCTACGCCAACAGGCTATGAGCGAAATAAAAAGCTATGTACAGCGCTTTAAGGAGTGCCTACAGGAACCCGAACTTTTCACCCAGTCGCAGGAGTTTTACTGTGGCGTAAATGTTCTAGACGTTTATGTTAAATGATGGATTATACCAAGTGAGCGGTGACAAGAAAGCCGCATACATTAAAAAGAAAGGCGCTACGGTGCTGATTATGGAGAAGGAAGGCCAACTGGCTAACCGAGATAAAATAGTACCTGGCAGCTTAAACGACGTTGACGAAAGCGCAGGCTTCAGGGTGTATCCTTCCAAGTACAGCCCAAATGACACAATAATAGAAGCCTTCTCGGCTTTCGAGCAAAAGCGGAAACCGAGATGGAAGTAAAGTTTAAGTGGGCGCTGGTGCTGCTATCCAGCGCCCTGTTTTTGAAATTCGGCTATCTAAAGCACTGCCAACACCAAGAGCAGCCTGAGCCAGCGCAATACTACGACATTGGAGAAGTGCCGGGTAATTTTGTAGTAATAGCAGGCAACTTTGAAAGTGTTGAAAACGCTACTCCTTCAGTGCTTCGCCTTCGCTCACTTGGTTACAAATACGCATGTGCTATGAAGTATGGCGAAAGGTACAGAGTAGTGGCGAGCCGGCATGAAACCATAGAAGAGGCACACACAGTAGAGGCCGAGTTAGAACAATACAGCATTGATTCATTCACAACAACAGTAAAACAATAATGAAGAAAGAAATAACATTGCCCAAGTTTAAAAAAACAGAACGCACCATCGGGCAGATTCGCGAGGACTCAAAGAATAGGAATAGGGCTAATAACTCAGCCTTCAATGAGCGCAAATACTCAAATATGTCCCTATGGCGTGAGGATGAGGATGGAACTGTTTACTATAACAGCGATACGTTCCTGAACCCAATTGTCGGTTTGTACATTAAAGAAAATACGATCAATACGCGAAAACCATGCACACTCCCAATAAGAGTACCATCCCGGACCAGGTAAAAGAGGTAGTAATACGTACCATGCGGCAGGCCGACTTCACCTGGCCCGACCTGCAGGTAATGTTTGACTACTGGAACACCAACTACCCAAACGACAGGCAGGACATTAACTGCCGAGGCTGCCGTACAAGGGTGGTCAGCAAACTAAGATACTATGTACAGCAAGAAGGAGGTAAGTAATGCCCACCAGCGTTTTGCTGCCCTAATTGTGCAGCGCTATCAAATGAAGTGCAGCAGACAGGAGAAAGAGCCGACAATGGAAGGCCTGGTACTTTATTTGATCGGCCAGTACTGCATACGGTGGCCAAACCTTATACAATACATGGTGATAGAGCTTTTCCCGGAATACTTGTACCGGTGTGACGGGGAAAAAACAAAAGCCGTAAAGGTGATGGAAGCCGAACTGCCTGTAACGGATCGCACCATTTGGTCCACACTTAACAAGATAGGCCGAACCAGGTTGATGCGCAAAAAACACCCTTACTAGGGTGCATTATCAGCAAAAAAAGGCCGAAATTTTCAGCGGTGCGCCTATGTAATGGGCGCACCTTTGTACGTATATGGATGCACGAACTATATTAGCACGCAAAGCAGATCACTATTCCTTCCAGGCTCAGGCAGCCGGGGAGCGGGTAGTGGAGATATTTAATGAAATTAGCAACTGGTGGGGGTACGGCCTTTCTTTACTAAAGGAAGATCTAGGAGGCTACAAAGGTCCGGTTCGTGTGAGGGTAAACAGTGTGGGTGGTGACTACCTGGAAGGCGTCGCAATTATGAACTACCTAAAGGAGTTTGCACCAACTGTAGAGGTGATCGGCCTAGCAGCAAGCAGCGCCACGATAATCGCATCCGCTGGGCGCTGGGTGCAGATCCACGAAGGAGCCTTTTACATGATACACAACCCAATGACGAACTGGGGCGGTAACGCTAACGAGCTGGAAGCTGATCTGTCTATACTTCGCAAGATGGAGGCAGACATGAGGTCAGTTTACGCAGCCGGCATCCGCAGGCGGGGCAAAATGGAGCAGTTGACAGATGCAGAACTAGACGCAAAAGTAAAAGAGTGGATGGATGCGGAAACATGGTTCACCGCAGCCGAGGCGGTGGAATATGGTTTTGCAGACGAGCTACTAAAAAGTGAAACAGGCCGCAAGAATGTAGAGGCAGCGGCTAAGACAAGGTATTTTGCGCAGGCAAACTTTAAGAACGCGCCAGCGCTTGACATAAACAAAAAAACAGACATGAGTAAAAACACATTAACAGGCTTCCTTGATGGGCTTAAAAACCTTATCAGCCAAACGGAAGTAGAACTGCCAGCAGCCGAAACGGCAACAGCAGCGGAAGAAACGCCCGCGCAGGTGGATGCGGCAACAGAGGCAGAAATCGCAGCGGCTATTCAATTACTCACCGACTTGGGTTATTCAGTAGAAGCACCCGAGGAGGAGGTAGTAGTAGAACCAGCGCCAATGCCTGCTGAAGAGGCAAAAAAAGACAAAGAGCCTACAATGACAGTCGCTGAAGTAGAAGCGTTAGTAACTGCGCGTGTAGAAGCTGCAATGAAGGCAGCTCAGGCAGCGAAGGCGGTTACAAAAACAGCAACAGCACCAGCCAAAGCGGTAACAAAGCGCGAAGAGTTGGCAGCAGAGGCAGCAAAGGCCCTAAATTCCTTAACCAAAAAAATGACGAAGTAAAAAAATGGCATTAGATCCAATGACCGACGGCCTGAGCCGAACCAACCCAAACGCGCACCAACCCGAGAACGCTATCCAATTGTATGGCGTTAAGAAGTTAGGCTGCTGCGATTATGCAGGTACATTTACCTGGGAAGTAACAGGAACGCTTGCCGAGCCTGAAATTACATTCACTCCAACCGCAGGCGCTACGGTAACCGGCCTACGCTGCTTTAAGTGGAAAGTAATGGACCAAAGCGGAAATGTTGCCTACGGTGCTACCGTTCCACCTGCAACTACTCCTGTAGTAGTAGGCGTTGAAAACTTGAACCTTCTTGATCCACTACGCATCGAGTTTTACGCAGAGGTAAACACCAACGGCAATATTTGCAGCGACTCTTACTGGATTGCAGTACCAGCGGGCTACGTAAATGGCGTACTTTCTCCGGAGCCTGCTATCTAAACCTTAACCAAATAACAACTACGCAACAATGACAGTTGAACAGCAATTAAATATAAACTTTACAGGTATCGAGGCAAACACCTTGTTTTTCGAGCCTATCTACCAGGATCCTGACGTAAGGGCAGATTTTCGTATCATTTCCAATGTAACGAGCAAGCGCAAACTTGCATTTGTGCAGGAGTTGGAAAAAGTAGTACGTCAGTATAGCGGCTGCGGCTTTGTTCCTGCCGGTAACGCTAAGATCTATGAGCGTACTTTGCAGGTTGACAAAGTAAAGGTAAACCTTGAATGGTGCTGGGAAGAATTTAAGGACACCGTTTACGAAGAAGCATTGAACAAAGGTATCAGCCTTCCGGATATTTCCGGTACTTTGATCTTTGATATTCTTCAGACATTGGCACAGTCTGCCATTAAGAAGGACAACACGCGCTTGGCTTTCTTTGGTGATCGCGCTAGCTTGAACGCTGACTACGATTCTACAGATGGCTTATGGACAGTGTACATTCCTCAGTTCGTTGCTGCTAACCAGTGCGCCTACACGAATACCGCATCCGGCGCGCCTTTGGCGGCTGGTGATGGCATTGGTTACTTGCGCGACGTTTACAACGCAGCAGACGTACGCTTGAAAGGTTTGCCTAATAACATGAAAAAGTTTTATGTAAGTGGTAGCGTGTTTGAGCAGTACCGGGAGGATATTGAGAACGGTGGTGGTGGTGATGCAGGTATTACAGTATTGCAGAACGGTCAGGAAGTGTACAGCTTCAGAGGTATCGAGGTAAAGCCAATGTGGCTTTGGGATGAAATTATGACTGGTGACTTTGCTAGCCCTAATACGCACTACATTCTGTATACTACTCCTCAGAACTTGGTGTTCGGTACTGACTTGTTGGATGCTGAAAACCAGTTCAAGGTTTGGTATAATGATGACAGCGAGGTGATCCGCTTGAAGGCCCTTTACAAAATGGGCTTTAATGTAGTACACCCTTCTTTGTTGTCTGTAGGTTATTAATTCACAAAAAAACGATTGAAATAAATGGCTTTAACAGCAGGTTATACACAAGCCTGTTCACCCAACGCAGGTGGGGTACGTCGTGTGGCTTTAGCGAGTCGCGCTGACGTTTCTACCTGGGTGGTGGATGTAAACGGGCAGGTGACTGGTATTACAATGGTCGCCACAAAAAAGTTCTATGAGTTTGAAGCTGAGCTTGAAACAGTAGAATTTACTGAAAACGGCAGCTTTGCAAACAAAACAACCCTTTTTGAGCAGTCTATTAATATGACTTGGTTGCCTTATGGCAGCACAGCTCGTAAAGCATTGCTTGAACTTTACAATGAAAGCCCTTGCGGCATGGTTTGCATTCACTTAGAAGAAACCGGAGTTGCATATATCTGGGGTATCCTTCCAAGCGATACGGCTGAAGATAAAAAGTTTGTAGTTCGTATGAATACAAGCACCCGCACGACTGGTCGAGCCTTAAATGACTCTGCACAGGTAGAGTTGGTGTTGAGCGCTCGTAACATTGTGCCAGCAGCGGTATTTACTCCAGGCTGGGCCGGTGTTCCATTAACCTAAACTTAAGTATTTATGTACGAAATTAAAGATGAGTATAAAGAATACAGGTGGATGGGTACGCTTGGTGGTAAGTTTGTTGTCAAAGAGTTGGGGCAGCTCACCCAAGACGAGCTGGCAGAAATGTATAAATATCCTGTACAACATAAGTACTATAAGCCAAGGAGCGGCAACGCTGATAAAAAAGCGGAGGCAAAAGAAGCTCCTAAAAGCGATTCATGATGCAGAGCAGCAACAGCAAACCAAATAAAAAGACAAGCCCGGCTGGAAATACCCGGCCGGGCGGTCTTATTTCAAGTGAGATGGTGGCGCGGGCAAACCCGGTCCTTCCAAAGGATATTATACAGGAAACGGTTATACTTGATCCTCGTATTTATATCGCTAACGACTTCGTTCGGTTTTTCTCGGATGGGGATGACATGCTGCACACCATTATTTCAGTAGTGAATAACAGCCCAACTTGCGCAGCGATCATTCAACAGAAGGTGGCCCTAATAGTTGGTGATGGTTTTACAGCCATGTCAGGCAGGGCTAACAGCGTACTGCGCAGCGCACAAAGTGCCAACCAGCCGGTTACGGATGAAGCTCAGCTTGAGTTTTTGGATGAAAAATTACGTGTAGTAAATGGGAACGGTGAAAGCATCACTGAGGTATTGGAGAAAGCAGCCCGCGATTACGCGACCTTTGGTAATTGCTATGTTACAATGGCACGTACTGACGATGGTCAGATATTTTGCAACCATGAGCCGTTTCAGGGTGGTCGCCTAAAGCGCAGGAACCAAGAGGGAGATATAACGCATGTGGGCTTTGTAGAAGACTGGAAAAACTGGAACTACATTAACGCTAAAACCGTACCGCTTTACCCTACCTGGGAGGCAGACGAGAACGGTATTGAGCGCACCTGCATACATATTGCCAACTATACACCAGGATTCGACTATTATGGTATTCCCGACTGGATTAGTGCCTTATTTTTTAGCTCCTTGGAGTATATGGCAGGCCGGTGGAACCAGTCAAAAATCGAAAACGGCTACACGCCTTCAGGGGTGCTTCAGTTTTTTGGTGCTGTATCTGAGGAGCAAGCGAACAAGATAGTAAAAGATGCAAAGGATCGCCTAACCGGCTTGGGCAACAACAGCGGGCTACTTATCCAAGTACTTTCAGATGAAAGCATGAAGGCGACCTTTACGAGCATGGAGAAGGAAGGCCGGGATGGTGAGTTTTTAGAACTTGCAACCGTTGCAGCTCAGGAGATTATCACAGCGCACCGCTGGACAGCAGCCCTTGCAGGGGTTGCGATTGCAGGCAAACTAGGCACTAACCAAACCGTTCTTCAGGAGTTTCAAATGGTGCAGAACACTGTTATTAAACCGATACAAAACAAACTTTTGGCGAAGTTCGTGAACGTATTTGTAGAGCATTCCGTTGGCGTCAACAATATGATGTACCTGCAAATTATGAACCTTACTCCAGTGAGCTTCTTTGGTGCCATTAACATAGATGCAGCGCTTACAGTTGACGAGAAACGGAAGGAGTTAGGTTTTGAGCCTTTGGAGCAGCAGCAGCCAACACAAACGCAGATTTAAGTAGATAAAAGGTAATGAATATACAAACACCAACACTAATACAAGCGCAGGAGGTGTGGAACGGTGGTGTAATTAAGTCAACACCAATGAACACCAGGTTTGACAGCTCGCTACTTAATCCTCATATAATGGATGCGGAGGCTGGCCACGTTATACCCTTATTGGGTGCCTTGCTTTATGAAACAATGATAAGTAAGAAGGCGGGTACGGTTTCAAACTATAACATGGTACTGGGGCCTATCCAAAAAGCATTCACAGAGGTAGCGGATGCAGCCTACGAAGCACTTTGGTACAGACACCTGAACACCTATATAGCTTGGTGTGTGTATTATGAGGCGTTGCCGTTCCTCACTATCCAAACAGGGGTAAATGGTACGTTTATTACACAGACTGAGTATAGCCAAAATCCTGGTGTTGCTGCTGCCAAATACCTACAGGATAATGTAAAGCGTCGCTTGGTAATTATGCGTGAAACCATCGAGGCGTATCTTTGCGCCAATGCAGCGGATCTACCTGAGTATGATACCAGCAAATGCCCGCAGCCCGGCACAGGGTGTAGCAAGGAAGACAAGACCAACGGCAAAAGTATGAGCCAGTTTGGGCTTTATTACGTAAACAACAACAACAATTTAGACTAAATGGAGAGCCTAGAGGGTTTGTATTTTATCAAAGGTATCATAGCAGCAGCGCTTGCAGGGGTACTTAACTATTTTATGCCAGTGCAGCACTTTGTCGCAATTACTTTCTGCCTAATTTTTGCCGACCTAGTCACAGGACTACAGGCCGCGAAAAAGCGCGGTGAGCAGATACATTCAAAGGGCTTGCGTCGTAGCTCGCAAAAATTCATGATGTACTGCTTTGCCTTGCTCAGCGCACATGGTATACAGGCAATTTATTTCGGTGATTTTCCGCTAGCCTATACCGTTTCAGCTTATATTTCAATAACCGAATTTTGGTCAGTATTGGAAAACGTAGGTGTTGTAACAGGCACAAACGTACTGGATGCGGTCAGGGAAAAGCTAACTGAAGTACTAAAAAACAAACCTAAACAGGATGGACTTTAGTAGAGTTACAAATAACATACAGTTTGTGCAGGGCGATGACATTGTGTTCTCGCTTGTGTTCGAGGACTGCGATCTAGGCACGCCTATTGATATTAGCGCTTGGGTGTTCAGTTGCCAGGTACGCAAGCTTCAGGATGGCAGCCTATTAAAGCAGCTAACTGTAGGCTCAGGTATTGTGTTATCTGCCAGCGTTCCGCTTGGTGTGGTTGACACCGCTACCCTAACCTTTGATAAAGCAGATACAGCGCTACTTGCTTGGGATGGCGCTCAGTACGAGCTACAGGCAGTAGACAACAATGGTTACAAGCGCACGTGGCTAGGCGGCTCACTTAAGATGCAGCGGCAAATAAATACGGTATAGACTATGAGCGCAAACATAACTTTCAGAATTAGCACCGCACCGCAGGTAAAGTTAAAACTACCGGTTGGTGTCACAGGCCCTCAAGGATCTACCGGTCCACAGGGCCCAGTTGGTCCACAAGGTCCAATTGGTCCAGTTGGCCCACCAGGCCCTCCAGGCCCACCGGGTGACGTGGTAGGTTGGCTGAACGCACTACCTGCCTACAGCTCAGACGATGCAGCCAGCACAGGCGGCATTATAGTAGGCGATTGGTATCTACTCAGCGATCCAAACGACTACGGAATACCGGGCGGTTTTCCTAAAAAAAGACTCTTTTAATATATGAAAAAATTACTTTATCTACTCTTTCTGCTTGGAGCCTTTACACAGGCTAAAGGGCAGAATAATACCGTTTATGGCGCCGGCATCAGCTACACTAATGGCGCGCCTTCATTCACGCCTCCCGCCCGCACTTCGCGAGTAGCGATTGACACCGTAACAGGCAAATGGTACCACTACAACACGCCCGGAGGTTGGCAGTTACTTGGCAACACTATTGAAGAAATTGCAGGATGCAGCACACCGGCCTACACGCCCACGAAGGGCGATAGTAAGGTCGTTATTAATAACTGCACAAGTCCGGAGTTGTACTATTGGACCGGCTCCGCTTGGGTTTGGATAAACGAAGGGACAACTTATTATGCGGGCGAAGGTATCCGGATTCAAAATGACAGCATTATTCTTGACAGCCTTTATACGCTAAGATTTCGCACAGGCAGCGCCACCGATGGCGAAGCAGGCCGACTCACGTGGGATGCAAATGAAGGCACTATTGATGTTGTCCTAAATGCTGGCAGCGTGACCG